TGAAGTCGCCGCCACGACTGGTGATGAGTTCCTACGACTATGTGTCTCCAACTATGTTGTGTACTCTCATCAACTAACAGTGTTCGGTTTGAATGCATTTACCTACTCACTGCCATAAATAGCTAAACTAAAATTATATTTATTTGCTATACCGCTAATGGAGCGGTTCTGGCATTTGATAGCTCGCCCCAGGTGGCGATATGTATGGACGTGCATTTATGAGATGGTGTATTTGATAGCCCGCCCACCGGCGGTATGTGTGACATGCAAACAATGGAATGGCGTATTTGTAGCTCGCCCGCCGGCGATATACATTATAGAAATTCTTGGGTATATATTTGGATATATATTGGTTACATTTGTTTTTGGTCTTTTTGTTTTCTACATTGTGTACTTGATAGCCCGCCCACCGGCGGTATGTGTGTGGCAATACTGATGAAATGGTATAAGAAAATTCTTGAATATTATATGGGTTACATTTTGTTTTTGATTTTTATATGTTTTTATTTTATTTATATATATACAAGAAACTCCGGTTTTTATTCTGTTATTTGTCCAAATTATTCAAATGGTATCCATATCGGGCGATGGCGGTCGCCGCAATTGGAACTCAATTGTCAAGGTCCTCACCAACTAATGGGATGATTGCCCTGGAACTAATAATTTTTCCCTCCTCGGGATCACAGCAGTAAATTGTAAAAATCCTACCCTTAGCTGTATCCCATGTGAATTCTTTAACTTTATGAAACCGATGAAAGTGTGCTCCGTTCCATGCTGTAATTTTGGAATCGGTAACACTACCGTTGAATGTGTAGAGGGTGTCTCCCAGGTGAAAAGTGGTCATGATGCGATCAGTGGTACCTTTGCCTACGGTGGTGAATGACAGAATAGGTGGGACAGAGCAGACAGGGATAGACATTCCTTTCATACGAATCATCGCGGAAGGCCCAACCGCGACAGCAAAACTGCTAGAAAACCAGTACCTTTTGAGGGCACGAAGGCTGAAAGCTACTATGTGAAGGAGGGCGATGAAGGCTATAGTGAAGCCAAAGAGAACGATCAACCAATAGGTGACTCCAGAATGTGATGGAGAAAGAACAAAAATGATGACCACATGAATGGCAGCAGCAATGGAAAGTAGGTAGTGGAAGATTTTTG